TAGTCTAGAAATTCTGGCTTTGAATCGGGGTGGTATTTGGCAGCCAGCTTTTTCACACCGTAGTCATCACCATACTGTATTAGGGTACGCCAGACCAACCATATGGATTCTTTCAAGCCATCAGCCGCATTGCGTACTGTGTTGTCTTGAATGATCTGATTGGGTGTTAGAGCCATTTGAAGTTTGATACCTGAGTTACCAGGACTCATAACTTCAGGATTGAACACATCTGATGGCGTGGTCATGCCTACCATGGCCATGGTGTCCTGTTGGATACGGTTCATTGCAACTTCCAAGAATTGCAAATTACCACTAGGAGGAGGCAACTGATAGATGTCCTTGGCTGGATCAAACTTGCTGTCCAGAATAAAGATTGCTGACTCGCCATCTTGTAACATTTCAAAGTCAAGACGGTCAGGTTTGACACCAATACGCGGTGTGGCTGTTAACAGGCCCAGTTGTATTTCTGCTCTGGCTGCTGATGTGTTGTACTCCTGCATGGGGATTACTGACTCAGCAATACTCATACCATAGAAGTTGCCTGGTAAGGGCTTGGGGCACATGTTGGCCACTGGGATAAACTCTACTTCACGTGCAGAGATGATGTAACTGCCTGAGTAAATCAACTCTACCAGTTCCAATTCACCATCACCATCAATGTCGTAACGGTTCCATACTGTGACAATTGATACTTGACGGCTGTCTGGGTCTGCTGACGCCGCTGAGTCAACTGGTATGCCCATGATAGGCACAGAGTCACGTGCGTGTATGGCCAAATTGTTCAGCACTGAGCCTGCTTGATACGCACCGTTCATGTTGTATTCTGCAAAGCGTCTGAATGCATCCAAGTCAATGTCTGGATACAGTTCTTTGGCTTCTTGAATGCTCATGGGATCATAGAATCCGCAAAAGGGTTGATCACGCATTTCAGGCACAGTGGGATCGCAGATCCAGTAGTGCTGTGCAATGGGATGGAACTTGATGCGAATGTTGTAACCTGTCAGCTTGTACTTGGCTGTGTATATGGTGTTGCGGTTAACTGCGTCACGTAGGATTTGATCTTTGTCCTGCACCAGTTCTGTTTGGTGTTCTGCCACGCCAGTCATCAAATCAACCACTGTGTCTTCAAAGTCTTCTGGGGCTTCTGTCAAGCCCATGGTAAAGTCATCGATCATGCCTTGTGTGTGTTCAGCATCTGCTGTGCCCATGAGCTTTTGCACTTCTTCAATCACACGTGGCATGTCTACGCTTTGACGTTTGCGGCTTTGGCGTAGAGCTGTCAATCCTGAATCGCCTGCTTGCTGTTCAAAAGCCTGCAATTGATCTGCTGTGCCTGAAGTTTCAACATATCTAGTGATGGCTTCACGCACAGGTTTGATCATCATCATGCCGTTTTTGTGCATGTTGGCGTCCATGACCCAGCGTTCTAGGATAAAGTGTGGATCGTTTGTTTCATTGATGATCTGGCTCACCATGTTTGAAGCCTGTCTTGCGGCTGTTTCATCCTCTTCACCGTCAGCCACAAACTCAAAGCTGACTTCACCATTGGGGCAAAGTCCTTTTGTGATTACCGCAGTAGCGTAATCCACTACTGGTTTCACACTAGGGTGGATGTAATCAATACCATTAACCGGAGCTGTTGAATCTGTCACAGCCAAGCACAAGTAGTGATAATCGCTTGCACGATTAACAGCGTTCTTTGTGCCAAGATAACGCAGGTAAGAAGCCATCTTCACGTCCATCAAGTTTTTCATTCTCACAAGACTAGCGTTGATCTTGCGGTTCTGATTGATGTCTGAGATGGGAATATTTTTAATGTCTAGCATTGTTGTTTCCTAGGATATGTTATTTAGCGATAGGGCCAAAAGCACCGTTAATGTCCAGACTTTTCTCCTAGGCTACCTTGATGCAACATAAAGCATGTTTGACATGCCACATACGGTTCTTCAGGATCTAGTTCGTACACAGCCACAGGCTGTTCCAGCAACATGGCTGTGACAGCAAAGTTTTGTGCATGTTCTGGACACAGCGTGGTGGCATTGTCTCCAATGCCTACCAAGAACTCCCCACGTTGTACCATGGGATTGATCATAGGCTTTGAATACCTGCGGCATTGGCCAACATAGTGCTCACAAACTCACCACGGTTGTGTGATCGTGAGCCATGGTAGTGTATGATTCTAGCATGGCTGATAGGCAAACTATTGAATGGTGCGTGTTGTGCCAGCTCAGGTAAATTAATTCCAGACTCTGCTTGCCAGTTCAGTTCAGGATGGTGTGCATCTTCCCATGACAGGCCTTGCGACCAAAACATTTTGTTGAATATCACTTGCTCCTGATCCCAGATATCCAAACTCCAGTTTTCAGCAATGTCTTCGCCAATCCGCCATGTTTCGGGTTTCATGTGTGCAGGGTAGTAACGCACAGCCGCATTGAAGTAGTGTTCAAACTGTTCGTGCCGGGAGGGTGTGGTCCAGTTGAACATGCGAAACTCTGGCCAGCGTCCAAAGATCTCCACAGGCTTGACAATTAAAGTGTCCGAATCCAAGTAAAGAATGTTGCAGGGTTCACTATGCCACAACGCATGTATCTTTTGCCAGTTCCGTTTGAACATGTCTACTCTTGAAGTGGCCATGTCATCAAACACAACGCCTTCCCACTTGCCGCGTAGATTCTTTTGTGCTGACGCCACACTCAAATCAAACATGTGTTGATAGCTGGCTCGTGCTTGGGGTGTGCCTGCTGATTCAATACCAAACTGTCCTGCAGTTTCTAGGATTTGGCAGTTGGTCCATACTACATAATTCTTCATTTCTTTTCCTTTGTGACGGCTAGTATTCTATCATCTGCACGGTGAGCAAAGCCGCGATAGTAATCTACTGTGTGTGGCTCTTTGACAAAGATTTTAATAAACTCTCGAATAGTTGCTGTGCTGGCATCAGATTCAATGTCTTCAATAAAGTAAGTGCCGCCAGGCTGGACAAATTGCCAATAGTTCTGGAATGTTTTCATCTGCGAATACTCATCATGTGCGCCGTCATCTATCACAAATTGATGTTGTTCAAGGTCTGGCACATGTGCAGGGTCTGTGGAGTCGATACCCCAGTGCCATTTGACTGTGTCAAGTTCCGACTGGAACGGTAATTCAGCATTGAATCCAACCCTTAGGTCAACACCTGTGAGATTAACACTATCAAAATAGTGCTGCCACAACAGCGCGGATCCGCCAGTCATGACACCAATCTCTAGTATGCTGGCTAAAGCACGATGCGGTTCAAAGTGCTGTTCGTAATACTCAATGTATGAGTGCCGGGTGCCTTTGTCACTGAATACAGTAACCATTTCACCAGCGGTGTTGGCAGCGTGTTCAGCTACCAGGGTATCGTATATTGCTCTTAGTGGTGTCATATTAGTTTGCTGGGTTATAACTTTTCTTCCAGGCTGGCAAGTTTGATTCGTCTCTAGGTCTATACAGCCTGTCTCGTTGTGCTGCCATGCGCTGTTGTGCTGTGCGATTGTCCCAGGGTTCTGCAATGCCTTGCAAACAAGCCAGGACGGCATACCGTGCTGAATCTATACAATCATCCGGGTCCGAGAAGCGTCCGTGTTGGTCCACAAAGTAGTTCTGTGCTTCACGTAGGAAGTCCACACAGTTCTCGTTGATCATCAAGCTACCAACTTCCAACATCTGTCGCATCTGATTGATGCCATAGCTTTTGTGATTGGTCACACGGCCTTGTGGATCCGGCGGGTTCATGATGGCTTTCTCGTACACATTGAGTTCGTATTGTTCAAACAGTTCTCGGATTGATGTGGAGCTCATGGTGTAACGTCCCTGTGTGTTTGCGTCTGCAGGCAACACAATGGGTGTGCCAAACACTTCAGGACGTAGCAAGTGATTGATGTACTGTGTGGGCACAGCTTCTTCTACACCTTGCACAGTGATCTGTTTGTGTAGCCAGGCTGTCTTTTCATACGGATCCCAGTACATCAGACTGATAACTGTTTTGTCATTCACAAGGCCCAGGTCCAGTGCAATCACTCTGCAAATATTTCGCATTTCGTGGAATGGTATGTCACCCGACTTGTATGTGGGCCAGTTTGCAATTTGGAACACAGCACCCTTGCCCATGACAGGCTTGCCTTGCATACGTGCATCACGTTCGTGTGGCAAGTAATCTCGGCTGAGCTGTTCACGAGTCTTGTTCAACAGGAATGGTTCGCCCCACAAGTCATACTCTGGAACATCATCCCAGGCCACACGCACATAGTCGTAGCCTGCTTCTCTATTCCAGAACTTTGACACCAGTCCGTTAAGACCCTTGAGTGGTGTAAACGAGCACAGGATCATGCCTTGTGTGGTGGCAGTACGAGTGACAATCTCACTAAAGAAATCATCCGGAGGCTGTTCATCAAACACCGCAAGGTCCAATTTAAATCCTTGTAGCTGACGCACTTCCTGTGTGTAGTTGGCAAACAACAAATAGCTTTTGCCACCACTTGAGTGTCGGATCTCTACACCAATTGCGTTGGCACCATCCGAACGCATGGTATCAACAACAATGGCATCTCTGGGTATGGCTCCTGTGCCCAAGGCATCACGCAGTTTGACATCAGGTGTGCCCAGTAACTCTTGTTGTAACACCAGCGCAACCTGACTCCAACCTTCACCAGCCACCATGGCAGTTATGGGCTTGCGAAACCTGTGTCCTGTCCACCACTCAGGATACTGTCCAGTTAAGTGCATGGCAGTTTCAAAACATGTTGACACCGTTTTGCCAATCCTGTTGGCTGCCAGGATGCCTCTACGGTCACTTCGGGTGTTAAAGAATGCTCGCTGATGTTCAAACGGTCTAAAGTACTTGAGCTGGTTGTACTGCATGTCTTCCGATACAGCAATGCTTAGGTCTCTAAACTTTTCTTGTGTGACATGATCAAACTGTTTCAAACTGTCAGGCTTGAGATTGTTTTCATCACACACACTCCGCACAGCTCGACGCATGAGCACAGCAGGATCCAGCATTAGGCGTCTCCAGCAATGGGCCAGGTGCGTCTGACTTCTTCTAGGTTGCGCAAGGCCTGTGCCAGATCTGCAAGCTCACCTGCACTAGCTGGCCATGAGCCTGGATCACTCAGCACCATGTGGTCTGTTTTGACCAGGCAGTTCTGCAAGCGTTCACTCAGCAGGCGCATGCAATGTTCTAGTTGTCCAGGGAAACGCACCAGGAACGCTTCGCGGTTGGCTGCATTGACCTTTTGCAAGATCTTGGTATCATCCGCACGGCGTGCTTCTCTAGCGTTGTGTATCATGCCATCACGCAGGGTGTGGTCAGTGCTCATGATTCAAGATCCCAGGGATTCTCAGCGGCACGTTGGTCAAGACTAATAAACTCACGATCCACATACCGGATCCATTGATTGGAATCATTGAACTTGAATGTCTGCATCATGCCTTTGAGACGTCTGCCCACGGGAGTAAGCGAGCCGTCACTTCGTTGCACAATCTGTTCGCCTGTGCGCGGATCAACCCAGCGAATAATTTCAGGACGCTCACGACCGAACTTGTCAATCTTCATACCTTCAGGCTTGGGTTCAATTGGTCCCAGTACTTCATATGTGATCATGCCGTTGTTGTATTTGCGAAAGTTCACGTGCATGCGACGACCTTGAGCGCGATACTGTTCATCCGAGTGTGGCACAAAGGCAGTGTAGAATTCGTTCTGTGTTTCTGAGATGGGTGGAATGGCAGGGTCTCTAGGTGGCAGAGTCTTCATGGGCTCTTCAGGAACCATTTCAGTCTTGTCCAGGTACGGATTGCCAGAGCCTGTAAACTTTGGATCAACTTCTACACCATTCAGCACGTCCATTGCAACTTGATACTTGAGTTTGTTAGCACGACCTTTCAAGTTTAACACAACGCCGGTCTGGTCAAACACAAAACGTTCAAGGTCAGTGGCTGTGGGAAAGTCTGTCATCAAACCATCAAGGTCAAAGTCAGCATTGCTGGCTGCACTCACAGGCACAGGCGCTAGGGGTTTCTGGGGTGTGGTTTTACGGGGTGTAACTTTTTCAACAGGGGTGGTTGAAGTCACCTGGCCCATGGGAGCCGATTCTTGTGGGCCGTCAGCCCAAGGGTTGGTTTCGTTTGTCATAATAGTTCCTTTCAATACAAAACAAATACCGCCAGTGCCCCTGGCGGTGCCGGGTCGGACTGTTAGGCCCGGTTGCCTTTTCTAGGGCCACGTCCAACGTTGGTGTTGGTGTGCAAGCCTTCTACACTTGAGTCACGGAAGCCAGTCATCTTTTTGCCACGTGACGCAACTGCATCAGTGATCATGTCAGCCAGGCGACTACGCTCTGAACCGCTGGAGCTTTT